GAACAAGCTGCCGCTGATGCCAAAGCCGCTGCTGATGCTGCTATTGAAGCCGCCGCTGATAGAGCCGCCGCCGCCGAAGCCGCCGCTGATAGAGCCGCCGCTGCTGCTGATGCACGAGCCGCCGCTGCCGAAGCCGCCGCCGAAGCCGCCGCTCAAGCTGCCCGAGATGCCGCCGAAGCTGAAAAAGCTGCTGCTCAAGCTGCCGCCGATAAAGCCGCTGCCGAAGCTGCCAAAGCCCGCGCCGAAGCCGCCGCCGCTAAAGAAAAAGCAAAAGAAGCCGAAAAAGCTGCTGAAAAAGCCAAAGCCGAAGCCCAAAAACCTTTTGAATTGCCTGCTTTCTGTACATGGGCTAGTGTCGTCTGTGAATATACAAAATGGGTCAAAGATGAATACGGCAATATGTCGCGTTGGCTTAAAGAAGAACCAGCACAATTAGCGCCTGAGCCTATCACTGTTATAGATGATGTAGATATTGGAAATTGGCAAGAGAAAGCAAATGCTGGTTATGTCCAGTTTGACGGCCAATGTCCTACTGACGTAAATATACCCATTGACTACATGGGTGCATCTACCAACCTATCAATCAGTTATGCCCCTTTTTGTCAATTTGCAAGTATGATAAAACCTGCCGTAATTTTAGGCGCGTGGATTAGTGCAATGCTGATTATATCAGGCGGTAGAGCTAGGGAAAGCTAGAGGACAGCAGCGCAAGAGCAAAACCCTTTTGCTTGCGCGCTGTCCTCCAAGCTGTCAATAAACGAGGTCTTTTATGTGGGGTATTTTAACTAAAGTCTTACAAGGCTTGTTTGGTGGCATGGGTAAGCGTGTGCTTGTTGGCATGGGCTTAGGTATTGCATCAGGTGCTATATCACTTGCAGTTATCAATTATTACATCAATAAGATTGTATCGTCATCAGGGGCATTGGGTGATATGGCTGCAATCTTGCACATTGGCGGTATGGATACAGCTATATCTATCGTAATCGGTGCGGTTGTTGTTCGTGCGAGTTTAGGCGCAACCAAATTATCTTTATCAAAAGCAGCTAAATAAGGCAGGGTATTAGCATGGCAGATAACGGACTGATTAAAGGGCAAGGCCTTATTCTTGTTACGGGCAAAAAAGGCTCTGGCAAGTCGCATTTTGTGACTTCGCAAATTAAGTATATTGTCGATAATTTTGGCGCAGATCATCAGGTTTATGCTGATATTGATGGCCTTAATATTGCTGGTGTTGAGCCTTCGCCGAAAGACTGGCAGGACGTACCCAAAAACTGCACGATTATCTATGATGAAGCCCAGCGCCTAGAATGGGCGGATAACTCAAGCACTAAGATTAATAGTGATCCGCGTGTTCGTGAAATGACGATGATACGACATGAAAATAAAAACATCGTGCTTATTACTCAAGATCCGATGTTTATCCATAGCGCACTGCGTAAGCTCGTCGATGTTCATTATCATATAAGCCACCCCTTTAAAGATGGTAAGCCTAAAGTTTTTAAATTTGCTGGTGCTATGGGCACCATTGATGATAAGGGTGCTTATAAGGCTCACGCACTGGATACGTTCACGCATCAGCTAGATGCTGACACATCGAAACTTTATAAGTCAGTTGATGATGATGCTAAGCATGACCAAAAAAAGTCGATACCTAAAAAGGTTAAGATGATGATCGCTTTTGTCGTGTTTCTTATTCTCGTCGCTATTCCTGCGGGTATTTGGGGAGTTGGTAAAGTTTATAGTTTTATTGCTGGTGCAGAGGATCGAGGTAATGAAATGATGAACGAAACGACAGAAAATGTCGAAACGATAACATCAGGTTCGGAAGGTTTAGAGCAAAATCTGCCTACAACTGCTACGGCTGAGCAACTGACAGCCGCAGAGCTAGAAGCCTTGCATTTAAAATATCTTAATGAATATACTGTTGAAGTTGCCGAGCATGACGCTGTACGGCCTGACAGCATTATGGCAATGAATGGTAAATGTAGAGCTTATAATATGTTTGGTGATGGTTTAAATATCACACAAAAGAAGTGCTTTGATATGCTGAATAATCCTGATACTAGGCCACATAAGCGTTCTTTTGCTGAATTTGTAGCTGCTAGACAAGACCAGCAGCCACAGCAGACCCAAGCCCAGCAGCCACAGCGCGATTATATCAATAATCCGCCGCCCCCATTACCGAATAGTTAACCTTTGTTTGTGCGATTTTGCACAGACAAAGGAGTTTTACCAATGTTTGATAAGTTAAGTGAAGTTATTGAGTATTACCAAGAATATCATCTGACTAAAAACAAATATCAATATCGAGCGGATAACCTCCGCTTTTTTGATGCCTATAATTTAAAGGATTTAAGAAAAAAGGACGTTAAGCAATATGCACAATTTAGGCGCGTCACTGTCTCCAATAGCACCATTAACCGCGAATGCTCGTTTGCTCGTGCTGCGATTAATCGTGTGATAGATGATTATGAGATTAAATTAAATAATCCCTTTGAAAAAGTGAAGTTTGTCGAGAGTGATTATATAGCTAATTATTTGAACAGAGATCAGTATAACAGATTGTTAGCTGCTGCTTTACAGACACAAAACTATGATTTACATGATTTTATTGTACTGCTCACAATGACAGGCTGTAGGCCTATTGAGCTATTAACGCTTGAATGGTCAAACGTACACTTAGACAAAAGGCAGTTTATAGTTAGAAATCATTATAGTAAGTCAAAAAGGACAATGTATAAATATTTGAATGATACTGCCTTTAGTCTGTTATTGGAACGAAGCGAGCACAGGCGCGGTGATTTTGTTTTTACTAATCCATCGACTAATATGAGATATAAGAGTTTTAGTAAAGGCTTTCAGTTATGCAAAAAACGAGCTGGCGTTAATTGTACTTTGTATGATCTAAGACATACCTATGCAAGCTGGTTAGTTCAAAAGGGCGTTGGCATTTATACGATTAAAGATTTGCTTGGACATGGTGACATTGACAGCACTATGCGCTATGCACATTTAGACTACGCGCAGTATGTTGCTGCTGTAGATTTGATAATATAATTTGATATAAACTTATTACTAGACGGCTCACGACTTCCGAAGCCGAGGGTCGTGGGTTCGATTCCCGCCGAGCGCACCATTTCCAAAGATAAGCCTTTTCTGGCTCTAATTCTAGTTTAGCTTTATAGAGTGTTTCGCCCTTATCCAGTCCTAAAACGTCAGCGATTTGTAATATTACTTCCTCGCTGGGTTTTCGCTTGTCTCCTATTTTGTAGTTCTTAAATTCTGACAATCTCCCTTGTGTTATGCCTAATTTTTTGGCTAGTTTTGTTTGATTGCCTGCCCTTTTTGTCGCTTGTTCAAATAATTCATTAATCATTGTAATTTCTCCTTGCTTAATTATACCCATTTGGATATAATCGCTACATAGGTTAATTTTTTTGCTTTAGCCTATCCCCAAATGGATATATACCCAAAAGGGGTTTAAGTAAATTCTATCACTAGGCAGGGGTGAATACTATGGCACATTATCAAATTGAAACTAAAAATCAGCTCGTTGAGTTTTTACCGTTTCAGAATAAAGGATTTATTCAAGTCGCTTTGTTCAATAAACAAGCCAAATCTTTTGATTTAATCAAAGTTGAAATTATTTATATTGCTTTGACTGATGAAAACCTAAAAAAATTACAATCTTATAAATCAGTTTCCGCTTTGGTACGTTATGCCAAAGCAAACCAAATTACAGACAGCGCAAGTGATGCCCACAGCGGCAGTGATAGCGCGTCTGTTTCCTCTTGCCCCGCCCCTGCCTCCACTCCTGCCAAGTCGTCGGAGCAGGAGCAGGGCATTCTTTTTGTAGAAGTGGACACTGTAGGACGCGGCAAAGATGCTGAAATTATCGAGGTTTCAGTAGTTGATATTGCCGAAAATGTCCTTTTTCACTCTCGTGTTAGACCTTCTAAGCCTTACAAAGACGTTGCTATGACTTCTCCCAGCTTTGCTGAGATATGGAAGTCTTTCAGTGATGCCATTGGACGCGCTGATATAGCGTTTTATAACGCAGATCATTCCAAACGCATGATATTGCAGTCTATAGCAAAAGCCTTTGACACGCCTATGCCTAAGCATTTCACTACCGTGTTTTTACATAATAGGGTCGTTTGTGTTGGTGAGCGTTACAAGGATTTTAATAATTACCGTCTAGGTTATTTCCGTAATTATGGCTTGCAGCATATCAATCAGGCTTGCGGCCAGTCGGGGTTATTTTGGCGTGATGTGTCCAATGGCGCATCAGGTAATGCTATCAAGTCCGCAAGGCTCTATAAGTATTTAGATCATAGGGCGGTGGCGTGATGGAATATCAGCCGTTTTTAAACATGAATGTGCTTGTTTCTGACGCTTTATTGGCGACATTACCAGCCTTTTTTCAAATCGTGCTTGTGTGTGTAGGTGCGTTTGTAACTTTTAAGCTGCTTAGCCGTTGGCTCGATAGAGATGACGTTTAAGCAATAGATATAAAGCGTGTCGCTGGTGGCAGGACTAAGTGACGACAGGGCGACACGACTTGATAAGCAAGCCAGTTACTGGGGTAACTTTGCATAACTGGCGACAGTATGAGTGACCATGATAAGCGATGCCGTAGCGGTATATTGGGCGTTTTTGAACCCTTGCTAGCGTAGGCTTTTTATCGTGGGCGGATTGACTGTGCAAAGGCGGCATGTGTTGTCGTAATCAATCCAGCATTGGCAGAACACTATGACCAATGCCCCCATGTGCGATGGTGCGATGCGAGAGCATTCAGCGTAACAAGCAAGGGGATTTCACTCTAGAGCTACTTTAAAACAGTAGCTCTAGGGTGAGTAATTTCCCCAAAGCTCAAATGCTCCGCAAGTGCATTGCAACAAGCGTTTTGCAGTAAACAAAGAAAATTAAGAAAACAAATAGAGATTGTTTAAGAGGCTGGGCTGGTGAGTCTGAAAATGAACGAAGCGAAGCGTAGTGAATTTTTAGCGAAACAGCCAGCAAACAACCGAAGGGCGTTAGCGTAGTTTAGACTTTTCAAGAATAAGTACAGTAAGAGGCAGTGAAGTAGCAGACAGATTAGGGCGTAATTTCCCCACTAGTAATACGGGGGTAAAGTACCCCTAGAGGGTCATCACAGAGCGGTTAAAGCGCAATGTTTGAGAAGTAGCAAAATAAACAAGGTGCTTTGGGATTTGGGTTAAACAATCGGGTTTGTTAAGACTAACAAAGGACTGGCACAAAATGACTGACTTCGAGAAAAACGCGAAAGCGTACATGGACGGCTTAAAAGCAAAACAAAATAAGCAGCTACCAGCGAAAGACGTTGTTATTCCATTCTTGAGTGTTGCAAATAGTACAAAGCAGGTCTTGCTTAATCCAGCATTGGACGCTTCGGTCTTGGACGCAAAGACGGCCACAGCAGCCGATTACAAAGTTTATCCATTGTTAAATACTGACGGTGTGATAACTGCTGACGGCCTACAAACTGAAATGATCCGCCGCCCTGCTGAAGGTGAAAAATGTGTAATTGACTGGATAAGCGTAACGATGCAAGCGTACACATTTGAAAACGCCAAAACATCAGAGCAACCGCACGAACGTTTACGCCAATCAGCATTGATAGATAACGTCAGTGATGTGATGAAAGACATTTTCGGCTTTGGGGTTGACGTTGAAAATAAATCTGGTCGTAACTTTTATGAGCGCAGTTACACGTTAGAGCATAAAGCGGGTTTTGTCTGCATTGGTGGTCAGAACGACACGATCATGATTAGCATCAATGGCACTGGCTGCACGTACGGCAAAGAAGGCTGGGAAGGACATTTTAATGCATGGCTTGGCCTGTATTGTCATGAGCCGAAAATTACACGCATTGATCTAGCTCATGATGATCTATATGGCGAATACACTAACATTGATTGGTTCAATGACCAACATACGATAGGTGGTTTCACCAATGGCGGCAGACCCCCAGCAGTTGAATGGCGCGGTGACTGGAAAAAGCCGAACGGTAAAGGCAGAAGTTTATATATAGGCTCGCGTGACTCGTCCAAGTTCACACGTATTTATGAAAAAGGTAAACAGCTAGGTGATAAAGATAGTCTATGGCTACGTACTGAGGTTGAGTATAAAAGCCGTGACATATTTATACCGCTTGATGTGCTGATAAACCCTAGTCAGTTTTTTTTAGCTAGTTATCCTTGCTTTCACATATTTGACGGTCAGACCGATGTAAGCAAGTTTGAGCGTATAGAAAAGCAGAATTTGATGACCTTTGACCAAGCTATAGAGATTTTAAAAAATCAATACGGCAGATACTTACATTTTTTTCGCCAAGTTTACGATGACGATAACGCCTTATTGGACGTTTTAACCGACATCAAAAACAAGGCAGTTCCCGAGCGAATAGATCCGCTCACAATCCCAAAACTAAGCCACTAAGGCAGGAGTGAATAACAATGAGCAATCAAGACGATATTACAGTAAATGGCGTAACTTATGACGCTGATGAAGTTTATGAGCGTACGCTGCTAGTACACGGCGCACAGCCTACCAATTATGAGCAGTACGATTATGTGAACGTGCTGGTTAACCATAAAAACCGTAAGGAAGCCAATGGCCTAAAATCAGGCGGTCAAGCACAAGCGCAGTATCGTTTTGGAACGTCTGCCGACATACACAAGTTTAATGAGCATGAATATCCGTTCCAGCTTAAAACTAAGATGACTACGACCAGTGATAAAAATGGTGATCCTATTCAGGTGATTTTGTGGGCTGACTTTGCCAATGTGCAAGAAATGGAGCTAGTGCCACGTAATAAGGCACAGCAAAAACCATCTGTTCCAGCCATGAATAAAGCCTAATGTACTGCGTTCGTTGTGGTCTAACGCTTACTGATAAAAATATAGATCATAAAGCAAGATTGCCTTACAGATATGAGATGTGTAAATGGTGTTATCCGAATTTCACTAAAAGGCTATTTTTAAAGTTCTTGCCGCTTTTTCTCTTTTTGATGCTTTTGAATGGTTATCTCTTATACATAAACATTAAGGCTACTCAAGGTTTTATCTAATGAATAACACGGTTTACCAATGCGTCCAGCTTTCAGAGTTTAATGAGTGCTCAGCTTGGCAAGCCGTACCCGATCACAGTGGCTATAAACTAACAAATGAACAAATGGCTGAGTTTATCTTTTCTATTGCTGTCCTCTTTGCCACTGTTGCAGCAATTAAACTTATCAAGCGTTCATTTTTTTAAAAGGTAGTAAATTATGTACGAAATTAACGAAGTACCAGCGCAAACCAAATTTGCAAAATTAAAAGAAGCAACTACTAACAAGTATTACCAAGTTGGTACGGCTGCAAGCCTAGCTATGGTTGCTGGCGGTGCTCATGCCGAAGGTGCTGTAGCTGCCCCTGACATGACCCCAATCGTTACCATGATTAATGGCCTTGTTGCTGTTGTCGGCTCAGTTGGTATGGCTGTTTTATCAGTTTATGCTACTGCAAAAGTGTTCAAATGGGTTAAAACGGCGTTCTAATGAACTTTGCTCCCGAATTCGTTTTACAAGTCATTGCCATAATCTGCGCGGTTGTGGCAATTCGGGACGCTCTCAATCTTTAATCAATGTACCAAAAATATATAAAGGGTTTTTTTATGCAACTTAACATTATGTATAGAAAAGCTCTTTATGTGTTTTTATCGTTAATGATTGTCTTTGCAAATACACAAAACGCTTATGCCGCTTCGTCTTGGTCTATCACTGGCGCTGTTTCTGCTGGCGCTCGTACTATCGTTAGTGCATCAAAAAGCGGTTATAAATCTGCTGTTAATATCATGCCAACTGCTGGAAAATTAGGCGCTGGTTTGTTACGTGTTGGTAATACTGCTTCTCTTATTTATGCCGCTTCTCAGCTTGCAAATGATGGTGTTGATTTTGTTCTTGACCCTGAAAATAATCGTATCAAGTATCGAATCCCTGCCGAAGGCTATGTTTATCAGCTTACAAGTGGAGATGTTTATCTTACGCTTGAAGCTGCTTGTGCTCAGTTAGATTGGGTTGCGGGTGGTGGTCATAAATGTATTTTAGACGGTAATACTATTAAGGTCGTTGATAAAAACAATCCTGCTATGAGCTATGGTACTTATGGTTATAGAATTCCTGATACAGATGAATATAGTTCTGTGCCTGTACCTGTCGCTGCTGCTCAAGTTTTAAAAAATGCTCAAGCTGGTAATACTGCCGCTCAAGCCGCTGTTCGCGGTGTTGCGATTGAAATGGTCGTTGGCGGTCAATTTGACCAAGACTTGCTTGCTGGTGCTGTTCCTACTTCTGATAATAAGCCCCTTGTTCCGTCTGTTCCTATTTCGGGGAATGGTAACGTTACTCATGGTGAAAGCTGGGAAGGTGGCGACAGCATGAGCGGTGCAACTCCGGGTCAACAAGCGGACGCTGCCAAAGATGCCGCTGATGCTGCTAGAAAAGCCGCACAAGCTGCCGCTGATGCTGCCAAAGCCGCCGCCGATGATGCTAGAAAAGCCGCCGATGATGCTGCTGACTTAGTAAATTCGGGCGCTGACCAAGCCGCTATTGATGCCGCTAATGATAGAGCAAAAGCTGCTGAACAAGCTGCCGCTGATGCCAAAGCCGCTGCTGATGCTGCTATTGAAGCCGCCGCTGATAGAGCCGCCGCCGCCGCAGCCGACGCTGA